ATAAAGCACAGGGCCAACATTGCCTTCCAGCGTCAATTCCGGGGCATCTCCAGGGATGTCAAACACTGTAACGCAATCATCAGGCGTAGCAGGCTCCCTACCAACAAAGAGATTTGTGGCAAAAACCAACCCTAACCCCGAATCAGCCTCCAATAATGTACATATATCCTTAGATGCAGGTTGCATTTATCACACCTTTGCATTTTCTTTTATTTTTTCCAGCACGTTTCGCTTGTTTCTCTTTATGGCCGACACGAAAAACCCAGCCCCTGCACCAGGTCGCTGGAAATGCACCCCATAATCTTCATGGACTTTATAGGCATACTCTGCGCTAAAACCACATGCTACTATAGGACCTTTACGTGCTTTAGCTAAGGCTCTTTCCTTAATTACATCCTTAACGGTAGCATGATTCGAGGACATCTTGTCCGCTTTTTTGCCCTTAAATTTTGGTGAATTTCCCTGCGGAGTGCCTCCTTTAGATGTAACAACAAACCAGCTCTGTCGTAGATTACCAGTGTCTACTGGTATCACAGGGGGCGTAAAATCCATATCACGCCTTATATCCAGTACTCCTCTGATCATGCCTTTGAGAGTTCTGTTCTCGATGAGCTTAACCTCTTTGTTGAGGTTCTCCATCACCTTTTTAAGGCTCTCTCTTTCAAGCTTTTTGCTCATAGGTACACCTTGCGGACAAATTCGTCATTCTTGAAGATCATAGGGATTTTATCAAAGCGTACGATCTTCCATGTATCGTCTCTTAGCCGTGGGTTTGCTTTCTGCTCATTGGTCAAATCATCCAAAGTCCCGAGGAACAAATAGCCTTCCTCGTCTACGTCCTGGTTGACAATAACCTCCGCACGGCTGGTATATTCTGTCCCCTTGGGTGTCGTGATGACCTTTGTGGAGCTTTCCCATCGCACAGGTATTTCAACAGGATCCGCATAGGTATACCCACCGTATCCATCACTTGTAGGGGCGCCCCAATACACAGCAGTTTGCACGCTGATCTTTGCCAAGAATTTTTCGATTGGTTTAGACATCTATCTCCCTTTTATCAGCTAAAGCTGGTTATTGCAGACAGGGACGCTGTTTGTTTCATCATGGTGGCCGCCATCTTGCCGGTTGTATCCATAGCAAGTACCTGTTGGCCGTATAAGGTCGCCTCTAACCCTTTGCCTGTAACCCCTTGATATGTCACACTTGCACCACCAGCGCCGGCCTTCTGTATTTGTTGTTCCCGGGTTGATGCTATAAGGTGGGCAGTAAGCCACATCTCAATATTCTTTTTCAGCGTGTCGGACAAGGTGGTATCTGAACCGAGGACATTGGTCACAACCTCGGATGCGCTGGAGATGTAGACATCAATAACAGTGTCAGACAAATCCGTTTCGATAATGTTCTTTACTTCACTTGCCGTTGCTCTTGCCATTGATCAAGCCCTCTTCTTTGCAGCACTGGATGTACTTAGACGCATTTTCTTCACCTACCCATTTTTTCAAGATCATATAGTTCTTGTCCTGGACATATCCTCTCAAGTTTCTATTGTGCCCGATTCCTATACCAGGTCTGCCAGGCAGCCCCTTTAAAGAGCAGTGCAGCCTAAACTTGTCCTGCCGGTCGAAAAACAAAAACATTTGATCTCTGGCTTCATCCCACAACCGGATGTCGAGGGAAAATTTCCTTGTAGACAAAATCTTTTCAAAAAGGGGCAGCAAGCTCTTGCGAAAACCCGTTTGTGCAAGGCTAGCATGGCTTTTGTTTTGGAGTCTTACATATCTTCCGGCCGGGATATGATAATATCTTGCGCAGCCCTCACCTACTAAACTGTATGTAGCAAGATACGTGTACATAGTCTCTACATACAGATCGCTGTAGTAGTCATCGTCCTCTATAACAAGTATTATATCACCTGTTATATGAGGCAAGGCCGTTTTGAGATTAAGAGATAGAGAGCACCCATCTCTTGCAGAAGGCTCTCTCCTGATATAATCTGCTCCCTGCCTTAATTTTTCCGGCAAAGGCTCTTGTCCATCGTCAACAATGATCCATTGATCAGGCTGTATTGTCTGTTTAAGCATGTGGGCTCTTGTTATTTCAAAGGCCTTTGGCCTGTCTCCCGTAGGTGTTACGCACGTTATCTTTTTCACTTGTCTTGTTGCATCCTTAGAGCTTCTTGCAGCGTGATTTTAGGCAGGGCATCTATTTTGCTGATCTGGCTGATATTATATATCTCTATCCCCAGGTCTTTGGCATCCCGAGCAATAGCGGGGAACCCTTTAAGGTGCAAATCAAAAGGAGGTTTCTTTTTGGGTTTGGCTCCTGGGACAAGGTGAGAGCCATGCCAATGGCTATACTCATCGTTGCTATCCATGCTCATATCAAACCCAAGCAAGAATATCCTCTTAACCCCAAGATGATACGCTAAGCTAATTGCTGCGGCTCCTGAATTGCCATTCCAGGACACCTTTGACGGGCTGGTTGTTATCCCGTGCCTTTTCATGGTATCCCGCTCAAGGTATTTGATCCCTTCCATCTTGCGGTGTGGCCGGTTCGCAAATTTCTGATCGCAACAAACCTTAATCCCTGGCCATCTTGCCAAAGCATTCCGGTGCGTTAAGTGCCAATGGCTGTCGCCAAAGAACAGAATATCAATCCATGTTCCTATCTGGTAAGCGTTGTTAATGCCTATTACGTGCTGATCATGCAAAACCTGCATATAATCAGAATACACAGAAGGCCGAAGGCGTCCGCTGTAAACCTTTTGGATTATTTCTTGAGGGACACCAAACTGCAAAGGCATAGATGTTCCTCCGCCTATAATCCAACAGGTTGCATCTTCCCACAGCTTTGGCACAGTCCATATCATGCGTTCAAATCCTTAGCCAACAGTTCTGCTTTATCTCTCCTGAGCCCTTTCTCGTTAACCTTTTTGCCGGTAACAGTGTTAACGATATCCCACCAGCCTGTTCCGGGGCGTTTTTGCGCTCTAAACAGGTCTTTGTCTGAAGATTGTACCGGGGCTCTATCTTCCTCCGGTATATCTTCTACAGCAACGACAAACTTTCTGAAAGGTTTAGGGATCTCATCTTCCCTGGCGACGAAAATCTCGTTTGGCTTGATAATCCTGCCCCTGATATATCGCAAAGAGCCTTTGCCTATTTTACGCCATTTTGTTTCCTTGTCCCTGCCCATACAGCCACCCCCTTACATATTAAGCAGCCAGCAAGGTAATACCGCAATTACCATCCTGGTCAGAGCGTATCTGCGGGACCTGAATGGTAAGAACTTTGTACTTGGTCACAAACTTCCCTTCTGCTTTCCATTCAACATTCTGGATCGGGAGGCCACGTACCAGGCGCACAACATCAGAGGTCATCTGCACAAGCAGTACATGGTGTGCAGGCAGGGTGTCAACAACCTTTACATCCTTGATCCTGTCTATTTTCAAAATCCTTTCCCTGATAGTTGTTCCTGGAGTAGTTGAATCGTAGTCACCATCAAGCACAGTTTCGTATGCTGTCGGGATGTACAGTATCCAGGGACCATAGTGTTTGGCATCAATACTGGCCTGTTTCATATTCAGCACATCGTCCAATATCTGTGCTGCGGTTTTGCCCGATGCATTCCAGTTGGCGGTGAGGGTTACAGTGTTGATATCAGGATAGTTAAGATACGAGTATATCTTGTTCCTGGTACGGTCGTCTTTTGATCCCCATGCGTAAGAAGTATCAGTGAACAGCATCTCCTCCAGCTTTTCGTTCACCTTCCTTGCTGCGATTTCGGCTGAGGTGGTGTCCAAAGGATTGCCCAGTTTGCGGCTTGCCTCCAGAACCCTTGCGTTGATCTCATAATCAACATGGAGTATCGGGATAGGCAAGTAATTGGTCTGGTATACCGGTCTATCGCCTTTGGTCCTGGATATACCGTCCATGGTTAATTCGGCTCCCATAGCGCTTGATACATCATGCCATTCGAGCTGAGTTGTCCCCATAGGGTTGCCGAGATTGTAGGTGAGGCCATTAGAGATCAGGTCTGCAATACCGTTAAGCCTGGTTTCGCTCACCTTTAGAACAGCCTCATCCAACTGTTTCCATTCATCTCGCCGCAAGGTTGCGGCATTAACCTGTATTGCCTTGTAGTTCTTAGGGTTTTTAGGATCGCCGCCTGTATGTACAGTTACATATGCACGGCCGTCCCTGCCTATCCAGGGGCGCATAGTTCCAGGGTCAAGCTTTCCCTGCCCTGCGATATATGCAGCTACATCACCATACGCCTGTCCATTATTAAGTATTACATCAACTGGCATCGTTTTTGTCTCCTTATATTTGATGTTTTATGTTTACTAAACGATCCTGACTGCCAAGCGTGTTGCAGTTGCTCCAGACCCGGCAAGGTCCAACGCCTCAAGAGCAACGCCCACAACAGACCCAGGGTAAGTTGTGGCAGATGCAGATTCAGACACAGCTTTCTGGAGATACCCGTCTCCGTGTGATTCGAGTCTATCACCTATAGCCACAGTTTCACCGGCAGCCAGGAAAGCATAAACCTGATCTCCCCTGCCTGCTATCCAGCACTGGACTCTGTCCTCTGCGGTATATATATCATCAATCCCGCCACCCTCAAGCTCGTTTTCAAGGGCAAACATCTTCTCGGCAAACTCACCTGCGCTCGAATGCTTTTGTACCTTACCTGCATTGGTCATTTCAACCAGCATGCCTGGAACAATTGCATCTGCGGCTTCGTACTCCTCTATTATATCAGCATATTTCTTGAGCTTAACTGTATTGTACGACATTACACATACCTCCTGCTATTCGTTGTTTATTTGCTTTCTTCCACGTCGGGCGGCAAAAGAATCTCTGTTTCTGTGTTAGCAGAGACCCCGCCTGAAACACCTGCGTATGATACGGGCTTTTTGATAGCCTTTGCCATTTTCTGAAGTGTCTCCATGTCCTGCTTTTCCAAATCCTCTGCCTTCCAGACGTCCTGTGCCTGGTTAGCTACGATATGATCAATCAATTCTTTTCGGTGCTCTTTGTACAGCTTTTGGCCATATTCGAACTGCTCTCTCAGCTCTTCCGGCAGGAGCTCTCCAAATGTTTTCATGTCTGAGAGTTTTTCTTTCAGTACTTTCATGGCATCCTTTTCATTCACGTTAGGACTCCCTTTCTTCAAGGTTTCAACCTCTCTTTCAAGCCTTTTCTTTCCCTCTTGCATTGCCTCCATTGCGGTGACAGTGTCTGCATTGGTTTTAGCACAGGATATCAGTTTGTCTATCTGTGCATCTTCAAGCCCCTCCAACCATTCTTTGTCTGCATCCGTATATATCCCCGGTGCAATGGTCAGGAGTTCATCTATTTTTCCCATCGTGCTACCTCCATAACTTTGAGTTTTAAATTCACCAACCTTAAACTTCTTTTTGGCCTTCTGTAACCGGTTTTCTATGATCCCGACTTCTTTAGCCGAGTAATCCCCTGGTTTATTCTGTGCCCATCTTGCAGCGGCATTGCGGGTGTGTGCAGCATCGTGGACAGGATAGCGATAATTCACAGGATCAAGCCATTGGCTGTCTGGGACATTCGCCCATTTGCTTGGCTTGGTGACATTGCTGTTGTTTTTCTTTATAGCTATGCCATATTTCTTGCTTCTTGCTTTTTGCGCTTTCTTCTCTGCGTCCGTTGCAGCGTTTGCACTCATGTTTACTTTTTTCCTGTATCGGACGTCCTTGATTACCTCTTCTGCATCATCCCCCAACAGGGCAGAGCCGTCTTTAATCTGATATGATCGCCTGTAATATTTCTTGCCTTCTTTAGCATCGACCTGATAAATAAATGTCCCGTCATCGTAAACTTCTTCAAGATAATAATATTCTCCAGATGTATCCATAGAATACAATTTGTCTCGGATTAAAGCTATAGTATCCAAAAGGTTGTCTGCGTTAACCCTCACTCCGCAACCATCCTCCCAGCTACAAGCCCCTTTTTCACTTGGTAACAACGCCAGATGATCAGGCCTGTAGTTCCTGGCAATGGCATTGTATGTTTCATCTCCCCATTGTCCGGAGGTCTCCTCGTCATCCGAGAAAACACCCACGCTTACATCTAATGGCTTTTGTTGCATAATGTAAGCATATGCCAGAGGGGAGAGTTGTTTCAACTTCTCTTCTTCTATCCACGCCTCACTTTTCAGCTTACCATTGTCTGCAACGGTATTGTATACCCGTCCAACTACCTCCTGATCAATTATGTTAGGAGAGTTTGCGGAAACATACTGCCCGTTGCTTTTCGGGTGGCCTATAACAACAGGTATACCGTTCCAAGCGGTTGGAAATTTCTCCATCTCCGATCTAGTATGCAACACGGGTCCGGCACTGCCGTTATGCACTCCCTCTACCAACATAACAACAGGCACAACTATATGTTTCTTCCCTTGATGTATCTCTGATCTTATCGTGTACCCGTTATTAACCGATACGTGATATTCCGGCTTATCCATTCTTTATCTCCTCGAAAACAAAAGAACATCTGCAATTCGGATGCAAGGGCAACAGATTCATGGCTTCATCCAAGCTGAAAGTTTTCCCTTCCAACTCTGCACACTCAGGGCAGACTTTATACCCAGCGGTAACCCATTCTGCAACTACCTTTACACCTTCAACTGCCCAATTCTTAGCTTCCTGTACCATCCCCTGTGAATGCGCCCTGATTATCTCAGCCCTTGCCAACATCCTGGCTCTTCTTTCTGCTGGGATAAATCTGCCTAAAGTATCTGTTATGCCGAGATCACCCACAGGACCAGATATTGTTTTTGTCAATAGCTCTGCTAATTCTCTTGGGTTCTTTCCATCGATCAAACCCTGGGACAGCACACGACTTATTTGTGTATCCATCTGGCTTGTTATGCCTTTAAGCTCCTGAAATGTTCTGGAGTATAAGACTCCTACTCTGTCTAAGTGCAGAGGAGTCGACATGCTCGCAATTATGCCGCCTGTTTCGGTCAAGGAAGGCACATCATAACCTGCTTTTTTCATTTCTTGCCGTGCCCTCTGTACCCCTCTCTGATATGAGTCCCTTATATATTTATTCGTCCACGCTTCCTCTATCGGTGTCCCTATCTGTTGCAAGGTGGTTGTTTCAAGCAGCCCTTTTGCCTCCTGCTCCTGCAACCACGCCATAAATGCGTTAACCTTCTCCTCCGTCCGGTGGAATGCAAAAGCCTTATGCCCTGGCAAATGCATATCAGAGGAGGCCATTGCAACTACCTTGAAATTACTCCCGACCAGCCCGAAACAATCTTGTGTGATAATAGCCTTGCGGATCAACCCACGCAAGGCACGAAACCTTTTGTTCATGTCTCGAACAAACATATTTCGCAAAAAGGTTGTTCTGGTTGGGTCATAGCGATTAAGTTTGGGGGTCATGGCGTTGCTATCCTTCGCCTAACTGCTCCAAAGATTCGCAAACAAACGAGTTAGTCAACTTTAAGTCAGATACAACATTAGGGTTTAAGTCTGTTTCATCGGTGTTGTCAAATAAGCTTTCAAGCGTTTCTTTGGGTAAGGAACATCTCATATATATGTTGTCTTCATCCTCATATACTTTAACACCTGGAACAACATCAAGAGCAAGCACATCATTATCAGGGATAAGAGGCATACGCCCTGGTTTGACGTATTCTTTTTTGGCTTTGAAGATACGCTCGACAAGGAATGGATCATCATCCTCCTGCATAGACAAGCCAAGCGCTTGAATTTTCGCCATACACTCTGCAAACGTGCCCTTGAATATCTCCTGTTTTGTAGAGAGTTTTACATCAGGAGCATCGAACAGCATGATCACATTTTTGTTGTTTTTGTCATATATAAGCTGCATTATATCTCCTTAATTTGTTGTTACGGTAGCTCCTTCTGAAATCATGTTAGCAACAACGGCATCACTTGCGGAAGTTCTCGGAGCGTTAGCGCCTGTAAGCTGGATAACATCTCCTGGAGCCCAAGTGAGGTCATTGTCAAAGTCAATCAGGAGTTGATCTATTTCAGCAGACGACAATCCACCAGGATATATAGGCACAAGCCTAAATGTAGCAGGTTTTGTTGTCCAAGTGCGAGAGGTGTAGGAATTTATTGTGTTAGAGCCTGTACATTTGAAATATGTTACCCTAGTAGGTAAATATCCTATATCTCCTGTTATTGTGTTAAAGCCACCACAATTAAAAGCAATCAGACCAGCAGGTAAATTGTCTATGACACCATAAACTGTGTTGGAGCCAAAACATCGGAAATATGTCAGCCCAACAGGTAAATTGCCTATATCTCCGTAAATTGTGTTGGAGCCGCTACAATAAAAATACGTTAATGTTCTAGGTAGGTTTGCAAGATTGCCATAAATTGTATTAGGGCTAATAGCTCTGAAATAAATTAGCCCCCGGGGGAGATAAACGATATCACCTGTTAGAGTATTATTCCCGCACCGAAAATACGTTAACCCAGTTAACGTGCCTATATCTTTCAGATCACCATCAACCGCAACATTTTTGATCTCCAACCTTGTCAGAGCATCAAAATCACCATATATTGTAACAGGATACGTTCCAGCAGAAGCATAGGCATTACTGTAATCTGTTTCTGTCACTTCGCCGGTTACAGTAGTTGTGTTGCCATCGCCCCAGTCAATGGTAATTTCTTTCCCAGCGGGCAGGGACAGGTTTAAGGTAAGTGTTTCAGCGCTAGAAGGTGTTGCATCAAATATATAGCGATATACTTCCTCTTGTAGGGTTCCTTTTTCGGTATTGATATACCAGTCATAAGAATCCTCACCGCTCTTGAAAGAGTAGAAAGAGAAAGAGTCTCCAACAGCAGGAGTCGCTATAGCTATCTCACGAGAAGAGCTTAAAACCCCGTCTATATAAAAATGGTCCCCTTCCTGCGCCCTCAAGTGAAAAGCTTTGCTTGCAGCGGTAGCGAACAGAAACCGTCCCTGTAATCCAGAGACACAAACAGGTAGCTCCTGTACATTCTGCCCTGTCTGGCCGTAGTTGCTGATTAAAACCCCTGTTAGCTGAGTTATGTTCAAGCTGCTCGGTGAGGCTGGAAAGATTTCGTTGAAAACCAAAGAATCCCCTTTCGTATATAGTATGGAACTCATTTACACTACCCCCACATATTGTATATAAGCGGTACATTCGCACTCCTCAGCAACAGCCCCACCATTGATAGTTAACTGTATCTTTTGCCCTCCGCCTACTCTGCCATTGCCAAAAAATTGGATGTGAGCGTTTTGTGTTAAATTAGCCTTTGCTCCTGTGGCACTATCAATAAATTCCACAGGGTCTGCATCTGTAGACTGCACCGTGAACCCGGTAAACGATGTTTCGCTCGTTAAGTCTCTTGGGATAATAACCGTTAGCTCCATCACTAATATATCACGGCTGCTTGCTGTGAAAAGGTCATAAGTTCCGGCAGCTTGACTGAGATCAATAGTTGTCGTTGCAGCAAGTATATCTGTATCTGATGCAGGATCAGGTTTTAGAGCCCAATGGTCTCCGTCCGGCGTTACCAGTGTCCGTTTTAGGTCATATTCGTATATAGTGGAGCCTGGGGCGAGGTTAGAAGGTTTAGGATCGGTGGATAATCCTATCCTATGCTGTTTCTCTTTGATTACGCTTGATAATATCATTCCTTTTGATCCTCTTCTATAGCGGATTGTTGCATATTCTCGATCATATCAATTTGATCCTGCTCCAGTCCGAGAAAATATTTGTAGAAGGCCTCTGGAGGCACGATTGATTCTGCCATCGGTTGCGCTGCATATTGGTTCAATGCCTTTGCTCTTGTCTCGCCTACCTCAGCTTTCTCTTTGTCGGACTGCTCGAAAAGAGGCTTCCAAACAATAGAATAACCGTTTTCTTTGTCCGTCTCAGGAGGCAGAACCCCGAACTCTTGGCATTTCCGAATGAAAGGTCTTAAGATAGTCCCCTCAACATAATTTTCCCTGCGACCTTGAATCAGGGTATTCCAGGTGTTCATATCCTGTGTACTGGCAAGCTCCCCTCGTTCACTCCCTGTCAAGATTCGTTTAGGGATGCCTGTATATGCACTTATCATCTTGAGCTGCGCATCAACATGGCTGCCTGGATCGGCCACTTGTGTTTCAAGCGCCGCCAAATCAATTCCTGCACTTATTAAGAACCGTCTCAGATTATGCTCGTACTCGTCCAACTGAGCTTCTAAGTCGTCTTCCTGCTCTGATGTAAGGGTGTACCCGTCCTCTACTTTTCCTTTATACCCTGGGCGGGCTCCTCGCCAAAACATCTCAGCAGAGCCACCTACAAGTTTTTCAAGATCAAATAACCTGTTGTACACGGCCTCTAAGCGAGAGACTCCTTTAACATTGCCCTCTAATAACTTACCTGCAACATGCAACACCCTGGTATGGTGTACTCGTAGAGTTGTTGTACCTGCATCATCTTGAGGAAGAGTTATCTCATACATTACCGGCAAGCCATATCTTGGATTTTGAGGGTCAGTCTCCCAGCGTGCAATAGAGGCGTTGCCCTCACCGATGGGTTGCAGATATATCAAATCTACCTTATTCCCTGCCGGAGTTGCAAAAGCCTCTTTCTTCGGGACATCGCTAAGCCCAAACAACATAATAGCATAGGAACCTATACCTACAAGCTTGTCAAGGCGGACTAACTTGTTGATAACGTCCAGATCAGCACGCTTAATTAAGCTTTTCCAACCTCTTTCAAGAGGCGTATCACCTTCGGTGGCTTCCTGGATCAAGCATCCCCCCTGCCACGATGCGTCAACAGGCTTGTCTATAATTGCAGCAGCAATATCTTGCCGGTCATATCGCACGGCAAAATCAGAATACGACAAGGATGTCGGGTATCCTAAAGCCTGGTATATATCTCTGTCTGTGCCGTATTGCTGGCCTAACTTCGATGCGAGTTTAGCCCGGGACACTAACTCAGATAATGCTTGTATTCTCTCTATCTGCGCTTGTAATGTTTTTGTTTTTCCCATATCACCTTCTATTCCGAGAGAACAATACCCTTGCTCGTTTCTTGGATGTTAACTTTGCGAATGCTCCGCTTGCACTATCAACCTGGTCTTTGTAAGTGGAGAAAGGGAAATTCCGATGCTCTTCTTTGAACGCCTGTATCCAGTCCCCTCTCAGTAGCATTACGTTCCCGTTATTAACCTGGACAGAATAAGGGTCAGCTCTAAAAACCTTGTCCCCTGTTGGTCTGTCAGCGTAAGCCATGTACCCAGCCAGGTTTTTTATCGTAGCCTCGGCTGATTCTTTGCCTCCTGAACCTGGCTCCTGCTCTGTATAAATCTGGACTTCGGGCCCGTCTGCTTCTGCCGTTTCTCTGATAATTTTTTCTCGTATCTCGCTCGACCACTGCCCCCGGACAACATCGTGAACGATAAACTTACCATTTTGGAGAGCAGACATCTTGGTCCCGACTGTGTACGCTCCGGTATTGTCGGATCCGGCCTTATCCCAGTACCTGACTGTCTGCACAAAATTCACTGGAGCAGGCAGCTGGTCAATGATCTGGAAATGGTCAACCTTGAACATGCCACCTTCAGGTGGTGTTGGGCTCTGCCCTACCTGACCAGCATAACCATACTGCCCTAAGTCTGCCTCCATATCTTTAAGGACTTCCCAACCCATCCTTTCGGGGTCTAATAGGTCATCTTTGTAATATTTAGCATAAGACTTTGGTTTAAGGCTCTTCTTGTAATTTCTTATTTCACCAGGGAGACTTATATGTCTTGTGTTGGCTTTTTTCTTGGCGAGGATATGTCCGGAGGGATCGTTCTCATGCAGCCGCTGCATTATCATAACGGTAGGAGTAACGGCTTTATCAACCTTACGAGTGGAGAGTGTTTGATCTATCCATCTATTTGCATTGGCAAGCTCAACCTCACTTACTGCCCTGTTTGGATCAAGCGGATCATCGACCAATAGGATGTGCCCGTGGAACCCGGTTAAAGTGCCTCCAACTGATGTGCTATATCTGTTACCGCCTAATTCTATTTTTTCGCCAGAGGTTTTGATAATCTTGAAATTGGATTTAGTGTCTTTGTCCTGCTTGATCGTAAGCTCAGGAAATAACCGCTTGAATTTATTTGATCTTATTAGGTCTCTGCTATATTCGGCAGATTCCAAAGATAATGCCGATGAATAAGACGCCGTGATGAATCTCATCCAGAACCAGTTAACCCAGCACCACACAGGGAACATAATCATAAATGTTGTGGTCTTGGACGTACCAGGTGGGACATTGACAATCAGATCATGTTTTTTCGGTTTCCCTTCTGCCACTCTCTCGGCTATACGTTGGAGTTCATCGCAAAATAATTTGATATGCCAGTTTGGTTTGAATTCATCGTTCGATATTACATTCCAAAACTCTTGCATAAAAAAGAACAGGGAGCGACGGCACAAAATAGCAGTAGCAACATCATACAATGGCTGGACCATGTCGATATGCTCTTTTGATATTACTATTTCAGCTTTCTTCTTCCTGCTCATCTATCGCAACATCCTTTAATATTTCCAGGCCCTTCCTGATGGCCTCTATTTCCTCTGTTGTCTTGGATGATAGATCTATTTTAAGGCTACCTCTGTTGTTAATATCAAACTTTGCTTTTATAGGCTTGCCATTTGCGCCGGTAACTTCATGCCTGCTTGTTTCTCGCCATCCTGCCTGAGTTTTGAGGTAGAACATCTTGGCAGTAAGATTGCCAGCTCTTGCATCAGCTAACAACCCTTTAGCAACCATACCAACGGCTTTAGCTTTGCCTTTTTTATACCGTGCCGCAACTTCTGGCTGCCGTTCCATGATAGAATAGAACGTGCGTCTACCGATACCAAAATAATCGGCTATTTGCTCAGAGCTAAGCACTGCGGCCAAAGCTTCTACCTGTGCAAGCTCTTCATCTGTTAACTTTCTGCCTTTAGCTGCCATCTCTTACACACACTTAACCCATATACGGGATTTGAGATCAAAAAAGATTCGAATCAGGCTATGTCTTAGGCACAATCTATTAGCACACAGCATTATTGCGACTACCCTGTATCTCCCTGGCTTTTTTCTTTAATTTCGGAATTGCTCACGCTGCGCTTCACCAGGTTTGCCCAGCCCCTAAGTAGGTTCCCATTTCGCCGGTTACTCTCGGACTTATTGCCTGCCTGCCGAGACGATCCGCCCCCCGGGTACAGGTTATCAGGGGGCTGCATGTATTTTTGTACCTGTTACCTTCTAACATACTTTAATTTTGTTGTCAAGAGTTTTTTTTACTTGAATTGCTTTTTTTGTAAGTGTGCGTTTTCTTTGAGAGATCGGATTGCTTTGGGAAGTTGA